AGGGGCCGCCTCGCCATTTTGCTCAATAGCCGCCGCATCAACCCAGCCATACACGCCCTTGCCATCCTCGCTGATACAGTGGAAGGGATGCTTTGCGCCCGGTGCGGTTGCCGTTACTTTGCATTTGCTTGCGCCGCGCGTGCCGGCTGCCGCCGTCGCTGTGGAGGAGGCATACACCTTCCCACCCGCAAAGTGGACGATATCGCCCACGGCGATTGTGCCGTTTCCAGAAGGCTTTGTGGGTGCGGGGTCTGCCAATGCTTCGTATTCCCTTTTCACAGCGGCAATAAAATCATTCCATCCGTTTTTCCGGGCGCGGATGATATGGGGGCAGTTCTTACCATTCCAATCATGATGCTGCTTGATGTTAGATGTAGGGATACCGTACTTTTTCATCAGGTAGGCCGCAAGCTGCTGCGCATTCTTTTCGGCGGTTGTTCGGTTGCTTTCCGGGTTCTCGCAGATTTCAATTGCAATAGACTGCCGATTCCCTGTGCCACTTCCACCATCACCCGCATGCCATGCGTTTTCGGTTAAGGGTAAGAGTTGATAGATGTTTTTATCATCGACTACAAAATGATATCCAACCTCATTCACGCCGCGCCCCGCATAGATCGCGTGATTTTTTGCCCCGGCTCCTTTGCTGGCGTTGCCCGTATCGTGGATTGTGATGTACTTTGGCGACATCGGATGCGCCGGTCGGTTTTTGTTTCCCTTTGGGATGTACTGCTCTGTAATTTTTAGCATGTTGATCGCTCCTTGTTGATAATATAATTGATAAGGCCACGCCCAAAATTGACGTGACCAATATCGAAATAGTGATGCCCGCCGCTACAGCCTGATCTCCTTAACGGTATCCAATGACATGCGTAATAACCCAGCCTGCGGGCACTGCGTCAAATTGCACTTTGGTATAATCTCCTCCACTGCGCCAGCGCATGGTAGAGGTCACGACCGCGTTCGCGTCGTTGTAGCGGATGCGCTGCGACGCCTGACCCATTGTCATGCAATCAAACAGGTTCATCAAGCGGTAACTCGACGTGCTGGTCCCGAGTGCTGTAATGACAGCTACCATACGGTACTGATTGATGCCGTTGGTAAGCGTGACGGTTGACGGGGCAGTGGATGCAGACGTCAGTTCACCGGTCCAAAGTATATCAGCGCTTTGTGCGGCAGCAATCCCGTCCTCGATCTTGTTCATATTCACCGCATTGACCGGTGTGCCCACTTGCACGCCCTCAATATGATCCTTCCACTGTGTTTTCTGATAGGCCATAGATTTTTACCTCCGTTATTTAAAGTAAGCTGTGCTGTCGCCGCAATAAAAATCGCCGCAGAAATGATACCGGTAATCTCCCGGCACGCCGCCACACAGGATCGTGCCGCAGCGGGTGACGTCAAAATCATCTGCTGTTTTGTCTTCATACCGTTCTAAAAAGGTAAACGGCGCCTCCCAGCGGTTGAGGTCGCGGTAATCAACGACATCCCCTGCCGCCCAGGTCTTTTCCGTATACTCCAGCCCAAATGCCCGGGCAAGCTCCCCGCAGCGATTTTCAATCAATTGTAAATTGGCGGCGGAGTAAATCGACTGCACGGAAAACGGCGTGAAGCCATAGCTCCACGCCGTACCGAATATTTTGTTGTATGTGTCCACGATGGTCTTGCAGTTTGCGAGGATCCGGTTGAAGGCCAGAGCATCGTTATTGCCTGCCTGGCCACCCTGCACCAGGTCAAACGTCTCGCCGTCGTCCGTTACATACAGGTCAAGATAGTCTCGGGGCGTCCAGCCCGTCTTAATATGCATCAGCCCTCACCTCCCAGATTGATCATCCAATCCGGCTGGCGGACCGTAGTGCGCATCGTGAGCGCCCCGTCGTAATCGATCTCCTGCTTGATGATCACGCCGTTCAGAGGGCCGTATTTGCCCTCTACCGTGACCGGGTCACCCACTTGCAGGGACGCATCCCCACGCCAGTTGCAGGTGATGTCCGCCTTGCCGTAGGTCCGCCGGAGATACATACCCCAGGTGAGCCGATCGAGTATGCCGACCGGGATTGGGTTGTCGACGGACATGCGGTTCTGCGCCTTGTTGACCACGCCTTCCTTTTCTGATGTGCCGGAACCTGTCTGATCCTCAATCTTTTTCCCATATAGCCTGACCGTGACATTGTACTCATCCGGATCCGTAAACACAGCGTCCGTCCTGACAGTAATCCGGATTGCATAGGAGGTCGCTGAGACCAGTGTCACAACAAAGTCGCTTGCGTAGGGATGCTCCACTTCGCAACGGGTGTATGCGACCGGCTCCTCCGTAATCGCTGTGTAAGTGACAGGCACGCCTTTGGCGGTCTGTATGGCAGCGGTAGCCGCAAGGATTTCTTCGCCCGTATCTTCATACCGGTGCCAGGCGTAATCAATGCCGCCGAGCTCCTCGCGGGCCTCAATGGATGGATGTTCGTAGGACTGATCCAGTGGAATTGTGGAGACTGGCGTACGGGACATGGCGGTCAGCCGGGCATTGCCGTCCGCGTCGACATACAGCAGCTTGTGCAGGTATTGTGATACATGTCGCAGGCACTCCAGGCGGTTTGTGCCTTTATCAAAGGCAGTCGGGGCCGATCCTGTAAAATCCGTCGCCGGGATCCACGGGCTGGCCCCAAGGCCGAGCACGAAATCCGCGAGGCTCTGATTATGGAGGTGGTCAAGGGAGCGGGCGTTGGGCTTTGCTGCGCCCTGCAATTTTCCGAGGATATCCACGGCATGCAGCTCGCCTGTACCGCCCTTGCTGGTGGCTTTGGGGCAATAGTAGGCGCCGACTTTGGCATAGACAGGCTTGTGCTGCCCGTCGGATACGCCAATCCAGACGGTCATGATCTGATCCGACCGGACAGCAGATGCCACGCCGTTGGGATTGGCAACGTCAAACATGCCCTGCGGATCGGGATAGGCCAGGGCGCATTCGCCGGTGGGGATGGATTGGTTGGTGGGATCAGATTCGGAGATCAGGTTGCACGAGTAGAGGCTATCTCCGGTGGCCTCGAACAGCACGCCGTTTGCGATCTCGCGGATGCGTGCCCGGTGGAAGGGGTGGCTCCACTTGCTGACCATGACCGTGACGGTATCGTAGGCGGCGCGGATACCGGTGATGTACACAATGGGCTGGTCATTGTTGCGGATGTGCCATTCTTGATGATAGGTCTCTGTGGACGACGCGCCGTCGATCGTGACGTCAAAGTCTACGGCGTATTCATTGGCTGCGGGATCAAAGCAGATGGTCAAAACGCTGATCGCACCGCCATTGCGGGTGCAGCTGAGCTTGACAGTGTCCTTCATAAACAAGCCGTCCTGATCGGACAGGGCGTTGGAGAGATAGCCGTAGACCTGCCCGGCCCAGCCGTTGACGAGCGCCCGGCCGTCGAGGGGTGTGCGGTTATATTCGCCCGAGGCATAGAGACGGTGGTGAGGAGATTTGTCCCATTGGATGGGCATACAAAGGCTGTGCGAGGTGCCGTGGGCGTTGATGCCCGTCGGCCAGCTTAATGGATCGAGCCGGACGACGAGGTCTGTGCGGCGTTCAGAGGCGGCGCTATAAGTGTGGTATTCTTGCGGGACGGTGAGCATAGGGGCCTCCTTTCTATCGTTCAATAAACGGCCACGATATATTTTTGTAGTGCGCCGGCTTCCCGCTCGCATCTGTCGGCCCTGGTTCATACGTCATTGTACCGCTGTAGAATTGCCCTTCTCGGATTGTATCCGTATTTTCATCGTAATACCGCAGGCGGACAAAGTTCTTCCCAGTGCGCATCCGTTTGATACGCAAAAACTGGTCGCGCGTGAGGAACGTCCACTTACAGTTTGCCGTTAATTTCTCGGCCAGCAGTTCCTTTGTCATCTGAGCACCCGGGCCAACGGTACGCTGCGCCCCGGTTACTACCTGATCACTCGACATAGACATATAGGCATCCGGTTGGACAGGAAAAGCCACGCCATCTACGGCATAGACCATTGAATCATCTCCTTACACTGTTTGAGGCTTCAGCCTACCCATTCGAACAAACTCATCCCACACAGCCTGTGCGATAATCCGCGCAAACTTGCGCCCATCAATGTTGACGTCGCCCTCCAACCGGATCTGGCTGCCAAACTTGCTATCGTTAAGCGCGTTAAGCATGGCGGTGTATATTTCACTGGCAGTCAGGCCGGTACCGCCATCCGCTACGGCCTGCTTGATCATGCCGTAGAGCTCATGCAGGGGAGCGATTGCTTCGGCGCTTTGGCGGTTGTCGCCGACCATTGCGAGGGTGGGCTGTGAGACGATGCCGCCGGATGCAAAGCTGGGGAGCTGCGGCGCCTTAATCGTCGGGATCGTCGGAAGTTTGAAGCTTATGTTATTGCCGCCGATGACCGGCACCCAGTCGGGAATATCAATGTCAAACAAATTCAATTTGCTAATAAGAGAGTTGATACCCTTAATTATGCCATTCGCAAGGGCAACCATGATGTCGATGCCAAGCTGTGCCCAATTGACCGACGTCAAATAGTCAAACAGAGCCTTTACAAGCTCCCAAGCGCCTTGTAGCAGGATTGGAATCGCTTTAATGAGGCCCTTAACAAGCGCCTCAATCATTTGCGGTGCCTGCTCCATGATGACGTTCAAAGATCCAAGGAGCCCATCAACCAAGGCCAGAAGTAGATCAACACCCATTTGAATGATTTGCGGTAGGTTATCAATGATAGCCCGCTCGATTTGCGCGCATACCAGAGTTACGGTTGGGATCAGTTCGGGCAAAATTTCTATAATTCCGTCGATCAGTGCTAGCAAAATCTCAATACCGGATTGCAGGATCTGCGGCAGATTATCCGTCAGAGAGGTCACGATCATACGAATCGCATCCTGTGCCATTGGGATCAGTTCAGGCATCTTGTCGGCCAGGCCGGTCAGTAGCCCTGTGATCAGAGCAATGCCGGCAGAAATCAGTCGCGGCGCATAGGTCAGAAACGCCTGAACCAGCAGCGTGATAACGTTCACACCGAAAGGCACCAGCTCCGGAATCAGCTGATCAAGGCCATCCATGAATGCAGTGATGATACCGAGAACTGCACTTGAAATCATCGGAAAATTTGCGTTGATTCCCCTGATAAACGATGTAAGAACTTGAACCGCTCCCTGCACAAACTTTGGAGCGAATTCTGCAATTTTCACAAGTGCTTGCGTGAGGAATCCAGCAATAATGGGGCCGAGATCGGAAAATTCCTTGACCATGTTCGCATCGGCGTTTGGGCCGACGGCCAGTGTATCTAAGTTGCTTCCACCCGCATCTTCTGATTCTGATTTTTCAATATTATTCAGTTGATCGAATCCCGCAACCGCACCAGCTGCTTTCTTTGCCTCTTTTGATGTGCTTTTCAGTCGTTTTGTAGCCGCGACGGATTGGGCGTACGTCTTCCCAAATACGGCCGAAGTAAATGCCGCTATCTTCTGCGCCGCTGCGGCGAGGCCAGATATGAGTGCATTGACCGCTGGCATAATTACCTGCAAGATCGGCGTGAACGCAACCTGTAAATTCCCCTTCAAAGCATTCAAGGATGCCGCAAACTGCTCGTTCGATGTCAACGCGCCGCCGACCAAATCTCTGAATGCTCGAAAAGCTGCGTACAATCCAGCCATTAGTACAGCCGATTTAAACGCGCTCTTGATGCTTCGCCCAAGGCCGCTGACTTTATGCCCCACATCCTTAACGGATTTTGAGGCGTTTTGCTTCATGCTGGAAAAGGCTTTTCCGAGGCCGTTTTTGACACTCTTTCCACCCTTGGAGGCCGCAGACTTCAGGGTTGACTTGATCTGTTCACCGAGCGAGTCAACGGCTTCCTTGGGCTTCTCCGTCGCCTGCGCCGCTGCCGACATTGCTTTATCATACTTTGCCTGCGTCTGCATCAGGGTCTGCTGTAGAGATATCAGGCGGCCTTCCCCGGCGGTGATCTTCTGGGCAAGCTTATCACTTTCTTCTCCGCCTTCTTCGCCCAGCTTTGCATAAGCGTTTTCCAGTTTCAGCAGATTTTCACGTTGATCTGTAATCTGCGTGGTTATGTTTTCGATCTTCTGTTTCAGCAATTCCGCGGGCTTATCGGCAGCCTGAAAGATATCCTCCATAGGGATAGTTGATTTCTCTGCCTGCTTGCCGTAGTTTTCAATAAATTTTGCTGGATCAGGGCCAGCCATCGCGTATTTGGGTGGCCCGCGGGGAGCGCCTGGTTCTGCCGCTGCTTGCGTCACTTTAGCCTCTACCTCAAAATTTCGAGGTTTCAAGGCTCGTTCTACCATTGCATCAAGTGATTCACCTGCGGCAGTGATACATTCTTCGGTCGTCTTTTGGACGTTATCCGCGACTTTTTCAACCGTATTTCCAACCTTCTCGATAGGCTTCTGTATGGCTTCGGAGGCGGCCTTTCCAACGCTCTCAAAGCTGTTTTTCGCCTGTCCTTGTGCCTTGCTCGCGATATTTTCCAACTGAGATTTCAGATCGGACAGAATGTCCAGCTCCAAGAATATCTTGCCGACGCTCGTTCCTTCGCTCATTTCTTCCCGCCTCCAAACATACTGGCGAGCATCTGCTCCAGCGTGGCCATCTGCTTTTTTGCCTCCGCTTCATCGATCTGCGGGCGGCTCGATGCCCGGAAGGCGGCCCAATCCGCGCGGATTTGCTTCTGCCATTTGTTCATGTGCCGGATCATCTCCCGGTCTTTCTCTGACCGCACAGCCACGACGCGCCCCAGCGGGGTATCGTCCATCAGGCCAGACACCATCTTGACCCAATCGGTGCATTTAAGATCGCCCTGCTCGGACGGCAGTAAGCCGTACTGTTTAGCGATGCTCTGCTCGATCAGGACGCGATCAAATTCGAGATCATACCAGATTTCATCGTCAATTTGATTTTTGATTTGATTTTTGGGTGGCTTCCTGAAATCGGGCGCTCACCGTTTCCGGTTCCTCCCCGGTCATAGCTGCAATGATGATTTCCAGCAGTTTCAGATAGGCAACGAAGGGCAGGTTCATTTCGTCCACTTCTTTTGCGGCCGGCTTTCCAAGCGCCAATTCTAAGATTTTGGAAATGTTTTCGGCATCGCTGGTATCCATCTTGGTTACTTTCATAACCGTTTTTGTCCGGTCGTCGATCGGGTAGATTTTCTCTCCGATTCGGATTTCCGGCGTGTTGGTGAGCAGCTTCTGATCAAGTGTGTAGAGTTTTCCCATGATTTGATTCCTCCAAATATGATTTTTTATATAACAAAAGCGCCTACCTCGTGTGAGATAGACGCTTTCGGTATTCGGTTGTGTCTTATTCGTAGTGCGTCCACATGCTGTAGATCGCCACCACTTTTTCGTCTTCATATACCTTGTACACCAGCCGATGCTGGACGTTGATCCGGCGGGAATAAAATCCGTTGAGATCGCCCACCAGCTTTTCATAGGGCGGCGGGTTCTGCCACGGGTTTTCCTTCAGGATATCGACCAGCGACTTAGCCTTTTTGGATAACCCGCTCTGCTTGAGCTTCTGTAAATCCTTCTGCGCGCGTTTTGAGAGCTTGACCTCATACATCCCTACCACTCCAAATCATCCGCATTTGCCATACTGTCAAGCGGCTCTTTCGAGCTTTCAAGGATGGCCTCTGTCAGTCCGGGAACCGCCGCGATATGCAGCGTTTCCATCAGGCCGTTGTATTCCTCTTCGCTCATGATGACCGCGTTGCCTTTTTTGGTGTTGACGTTGATGACGTCGTTGTAGGTGATGGCCTGGTCAATATACTCAAACAGATTCTTGCGCAGGTTCGTAATATTGGTATTTGTCATTTGCTTCGCCTCCTGCTCTCAGTATATGTACATTATACCGTACATATACTGAGAATGCAAGGGTTTCAACAATTTAACTGGCGTACTTCACCCGATACTTCTTACCCTTCGCCGCGATCGGGCGAGGGTTGCCGTGTTCGTTGAGCCAATTGCGCACCATTATGACTATGTTAATGTGGAATATGGCGGTAAAAACTACAGGATACATCCGATTATACCGTAGATGAAATCGCTGAGCAATTTTATAACATTATCACTCCCCAAGATGAATAAGGTTTACGATCTTTTGGAGTTTTTGTTGAAGCTTGTCTATCTGAAGATCGGGCCTAAATTCACACCTTTTTTCAATACCCGGAATGAGACAGCAAGCGGAGCAATGCCGGTATTTCGTGCAGATCGGGATGAACGGACAGCCTTTCGGAATTTGGCTTTGCACGAGCAATTCCTCCTTTCTGCGTTTTGTATGTGTCGGATACTTGCAAATTCCTGTAAAATATGCTGTAATAAAGGAGTAAAGACAGGCAAGCGATTGGCTGTGTTTGCTGTCGCACCCCTCGCGGGTGCGTGGATTGAAATCCGGTAGTTGTCTATACCAAGCAGCTGGAGGACGGGTCAGGCTCCGCGAGGGCCCTGTGGGTTGAAATGAAGCTGCCCATCAGTACATAGCGTCCTGGATTGTCAGGCTCCACATGGGGCCTGTGGGTTGAAATCTTTACAAAATCCCCCTCTTGTGTTACATTTATTTTGTGATGTGAGAGGGGGATTTTGTCTTGAAATGTAAAAAATGCAAAGCTGAGATTAAAGACGATTCAAATTTCTGCCCCCTTTGCGGAACTCCCGCAAAAATAAATATGTTTATATCAATTCCAAATTTTTCCCACAAATATATAGATCGCTGGTCCATCGGTTTTTTGTTCGTTATTATTGTGTCGGCCGCGATGCTCTCTGAAACATCTATAACCGGCCCGGCTGATGCGATTACTTTGATTATAACGTTTCTGGTAAACTTTGGATTTGTCTTTATAATAATCAGGATTTACACGAAATTTTGCCCCCAAAAGAAGCCTTCCAGTTTCTCCATGATTAAGACGAGTATCGGCAGGCATCTATCTCATAAATCAGCTCAACAAATAGCAGAAAACGAAGAGGAGTCGCTAGCAGAAAGCAGCGCCACTGGGGCCAATAGTAGCACACAAACGAATTATTCCCCTAAAAATACATCCCAGTTAAATTCTGAACTCCTTATTTCCGATAAAACTGCATCTTTTTTAAAGCAAGAAGCAATCAAAATTATTACCGCTTTCATTGAATTGGATGTTGACGTAACGCTGAAAGATATTGGGTTTGACCCAGGCTTCGTGACATTTTATATTGCCCCTGACCCCGGAACTCAGATAAACGCAGTTGTTAGCTTAAAGCCTGAGCTTATGCTAAGATTTCGCGAAATAACTGATATCTCTCTTGACCGCACAAAACTAGCTGTCAGTATTAAAGTACTTGTTTCTGCTGCACTCCTTTCAAATCGCGCTGCCGCATCGGAATAAAACGTCGGTTTTCATGAAGATTCAAACAGCACTAAAAGTTAGGTGGGGTAACTATTGATTGCCTATACTTCGCACAATGGCGTAGATTTCGATAACTATATCTATTTACTATTTTGTGACATTGCAAATTATAAACATTGGCTTGTTGCAACCGTGAATCCAGATAAATTTTTTGAAAACTACGATCTTCTTATAAGAGAGCTTAAATTTCTAACAGAAGTTGAAAACGAAAGCGCCTATCCTTTTTATCAACCCTATCCTTCTGAACAGCTGAAAGAATACGAAGGTGAGTATCCTCATCTCGTCAACGATTTTTTACATCGATCATGGGAAGCTATGATAGACAGCGCTTCAAAATTAAAAACAGAAACAGGGAGAAAGAGACGGGTTGCAAGCTTCTTTGCAAAGCTTGATCCGTTTAAAAGCCGTTTGCCCACGGCATCACTACGCCTTATCGAATCCCTGCAAAAGGAAGAAATCGATTGGGTTGAGGCATTAAAAAGGACGAAGCCTAAGCCGGTTTTTGATAGCCAAGCGGAGAAGGATCTCCTGGACGGTCTCAAAAAATGTACGAATCTAGTGCAAGCCCATTATGCAATGTATGACTTGCTACAGTTTTACTATCGTTTTAGAGATGTAGATGCGTGCTACTTAAATAAGTGCATTCAACTATGTAAACTGGATATTGAGCACTATTCAGAGATAGAGCAGGAATATATCCGGCAAATGGCCCAATGCGTACATAACACTGACAAAGAACAGGCAGATGAGGAAATCAATTCTATCGCAGCCCACGGATTTCGGTCCGACGGCTTTTTTGAACGTTTGGCGATCATCTATGACCATTTAGGAGAATACGATCTAGCGGTCGAAGTTTGTAACAAAGCCATTTCTCACGGACTAGACATTAAAAACTTTTCTAAAAGAATTGCGCGATATGAGAAAAAACAAAAAAGGAATCAAAATATATAGCCATCGAGGCCCCGAAAATGGGGCCTCTTTTTTTATCCCGCTTCCGGCGCCGGCGTGTATGTCGGCTTTCCATGCGTCATCACATCGAACTCCAAGGGAGCTACATCTGTGCTTTCGCCGCCGCCGATCGCGGTTACGCTGACCACTGCGTCGAACGCAAGCTTCGCGCCGGAAGGGAATTCCCACTCGAATTTCGTATCACAGTCCGTGCCGGATTTCCATGCGAGGCCTGCGATATAATCGTTGCCGGGATCACCAGGGCACAGCTTGCCGGAGAGGGATACTGTCAGTGCCTTGCCTGTTGTCATGCGCTTCATCCAGCCCTCCGCATCCATCGGTGTCCATTCCTGCACGCTGCCGTCGATCGAGACGGAGAAGCTAGTCATTTCCGCAATCGGCACCATGCTTTCCTCTTCGCTGGCTCGCCCATCTTTCCCGATCTTGAATTTGTTAGTAAAGACCGGAAACACACCTGTTTTCGGCATCAAACATCATTCCTTTCGCAACAGATTTTCAAATGAATCACGTACTCATATACCTTTTTTACATCCCGTCCAACGGGAACCGGAGCAGCGCCAGGGTCTACGGCAACCACCCGCACGCCTCCCATCTCGATGTGAGACAGGCCGTAGAGCGATTCATACAGCTCTGCGGCCTTCTTTTCTGCCGTGACGGGATTCGTTGTCCAATGCACAAGCAGTGTTACCTGCTTGTAATCGTATCGGGTGCAGGCCGCGCCGCCGATGCAGATTCGCTGGCCACCGGATGCGCGGTTATCGTTGTACACGCCCACGCAGCGATCCAGATTCGCATCAATCGCACCGACGGTCACGCGGCCATTCAGTTCCGCATCTTGTTTAAGCAGCCATCCGGCGACCTGTTCAAGGGTCAGGGTCACAGCTTTGCCTCCTCTTTATATAACTCAGCAAATTTATCCTGTACGAAGGTCTCACGCCTGCCACCAGGCTGCCAAGGCTCCAACCAGAGGCCGCCGGCGTTGGGGTTGTTGACGGTCTGGAAGTTGTACTCTGGATGATAGTACAGGCGGCGGGCCTGCGGGGCGTCTGTTGTGAGCAGGGACACGATTTTGCCATCGGAACGAAAGGTTTCGGCGAAAGTAGAGTTGTTTTGCATGTCTCCGCTGTCATAAGGCATGACCTGCTCTTTGACAACATCTGACCTCAATTCATCCACCGTTCCCTCCGCCGCGCGCAGAACTGCCTTTTCTAACTTTTCGATCGCTGCATAGTCAAGTTCGATTCGGATGCCGTCCATCAGACCAACTCCAGTTGCGTATAATTTACCGTGCCGTCCGGGTTCCGCGCGCGGGATGCGCTGTAGATCACCCGGACGGTTTCTGCCCCGGCGCCGCGGATAACCACCTCGCCAGCGATATCCCGGCCCGGTGCAATATCGCCGGGGATCAACGCGCAGGCATTGAGCTGGATGAACTGCCGTTCGGCGTTCATGACCTGCCGGGATCTCTCGGAGTAATTGCATTTGCCTTCAAAAACGGTCTCTTGTTTCGGCGTACCGTCGAGATTCAGGCCCGTTTGCAGCTGCACGGTGATCGGTGTGCAGCAGGCCTGCGACGGCACGAGCTGCGGCCATTTCAAGCGCGTCACCCCCAATCCAGCCCACGGTAGGTGAGCCCCGATTGCTGCAAGAGCGCATAAATGCTGCGCAGGGTACTGACGCCATCCTGCTGTACCAACATGGATTTATCCCACGACATGGATACCCCGTTGATCGCATAAGAGGAGAGCGGATTGCTGAGCAACTCGCCATATTCGCGCAAAAAATCCGCCTGTAAGCAGACAGCCCTTGTCACAAGCTCCTTCTGCCGCTCCGCCAGTCGATCAAATCCTTGACCGATAATCCGGTTGAAGGTCAAGCTATCAATGTCATACTCGGCGGATTCCAAATTTTGCTGCGTTGCGTCTCCTTCCGGGCAGATACGCATGTAGTCATCTATCGTAACATAACGCATCCTTGCATCAATCCTTCTGCTCTTTTACCTTTTTCAAGGCCTCCTGTGCGGTTTTGAGCTGCTTTTTCAGGGCGGTGTTCTCGTTGGCCACCGTCTGGAATTTGTCGTAAGGCACGGTTTTGCCTGCGCCATGCCGCACGAGTTTTCCGCTGTCGTCGAGGATGTCAAAGCCCTCCTTGACATAACGTTCCCGCTGCGTCTGATCGATCGTATAGACCTTGTTTCCCTTTGTTGCCTTCATTTTAGTCCCTCCTTCAAGCGCCCACGGCTTCCGCGTTCATGGCGACGCCTGCAACCTTGTTTTCGATCAAGAATAGGTCGCCGTAGTTGCGGTTCTGATAGAGGTAGCCATCGGCTGTACGGCTATCCGTGCCAGGCGTAAACAGTTTGATATAGCTGTATTTATCCCGGCAGATGACCGCCGACGGGTGCAGGAGGATAAAGTTAATCTGCTTCGCGTCGGATGCAGGGACGCAGCCAGTAGTAAAGTCATACTTCGTCTTCATGCGGGCGGCGGGTACCATTTTGATCTGCACGTCATCCAGGCTGTGCACCTGGCGGTTGATCCCGCCAGCAGAGGATACACTCATCACACGCTGGATGCCCTCGGCCTCCTTGATGATCTTGCGCACAGTAGGCGTTGCGTAAATGATGCGGCCCTCTGTCGGCACGCCGGCCTCATCCATCTTCGCCATATACTCATCGAACATTTCGAGGATGCTTTGCGTGGTGATCTCGGTGGAATCTGGGGTTACGCTGTACTGTTTTAACTCCGCATGTAACTTAGAGAAGCGGTAGGAATCCTTTTCTGGGATTGCCTGTTCCTCTTCGAAAGTCGTCTGGATGTTGGCGACGGACATGACGAGGTTCGTCTCATCGATATCCATCGGGTCGATGTAAAACTCCACGTCGCGGTCGTGGGTGAGCTTCTTCGGCTCCCAGTCGTTGGACATGGTGCCGGCGTTAAATCCGGGCGTGCGGGTATGGTCCTTGTAGCCGCTCAGGGACATGCGAGGCAATTTGATTGTCTGTGCATTAATAAACTGCACGCCAGGATTGCTTTTGGTAAGCGCATCGGAGCACAGCTCCCGCGCATACTTCTGCGCGAGCTGGCGCGCAAAGGTTTCGGCGTAATCGTATACAGCCATTGGTCATCATCCTTCCTATTTTGTGTTGTTTCCGAAGATCGCGGCGAGTGCATCGTCATCGGTCTTCGGCTGATTTCCGTTCCCGGAGGCCCCTACCCGGAAGCCGCCGGAGCTGCTCTTTGGGTCATCTTGCTTCTTCCACTCAGGGTGCCGCTTCAGGACTTCCTTCAACGCTTCTGCAACAGCGTCCTCATCGAGTTCATCCCCTGCTTTTTCAACGTCATGCATGGCAAGCAGAACCGCGTCCTCCACCGCTTCGGGCTTTATTCCCTCCTTGTATGCGGCAAGCTGCGCGCGGGTTTCGACAATCTCCCGATGGAGGGCAGCGCTGTTGTCCTCGGCAGGCTCACCCTCGCCCTCTGCGTGAGAAGCTGACGGAGGGGCAGCGGGTGGCTGCTGGGCCTGCTTCTGCTTTTTGAGCCAGTCCTTTTCTGCGCGTTTTAGACGCGTGTTGATCAGAGCGTCAAGCTCCTCCTGTGTTTTTGGCAGATTGGGTTCTGTCCCTCCACCGGGAGGATCGGCCGGGGGCGGAATCTGGTTGTTCGGGTTTTTGTCGGGATTCTCTTGGGGAGCCGGTTCCGCAAACAACTGGAGCTGCGGCCTCAAAAAGGTTTTGCTGTTCTGTACGGTGGTTCTCAACATTGCATATCGCTCCTTTTATAGCCTGTCGGCTGTTATCCTTGCAGAGTTTTACGCCTTGCAGCACGTTTTGGGCATAAAAATGACCCGCATTTCTGCGGGCAAATTTAGCAGGGCTTCCGCCCACCTCCCTTGCGCTTTGGCATTGTCCTCACCTCCTTCAAATGGACATGAAAAAGCGCCTGCCGGATGGCAAGCGATTTGATATTTTAACATATAAAGGCATAAAGCAAGGGAAGTCCGCTTTTAGCAGGCTTCCCTCGTGAAATGGCAATTGGCGGGTGTGCCCCTTCCCGCATTTCTTTTGACTCAGAGGGTGCGTAGCAGCACAATCTCTACTTCAATTGCCTGATTTCAGCATGTTTTAATCGTCTCTATGGTTCGGACACTTGGAACATATCTTCTCATAGTCATCAGGAGTAAAGGCCTCCTGCGGAGCTGTCCACTGCGGCGCGCCGTCATCCACTACCATACAGATATCAAAGCAGATGGCAACGTCTATTTTTTCGCCCATCAGCGGGCAAAACACCTTATCTTCCATACCGCTTTAACGCCTCCAATATCTTTTTCACCTTATCGTCAAATTCCTCTGGCCCAAACGCCGTGCGTATCGATTGCTTTTCCCGATCGACATATATAACGCCCTGATCGGAATAATATCGCTCAAACCGGCCATTCCAGACGGTGACGGAAGCCTTTGCATTTTTGATCATTTCCTGCGCCTGTTCCTGCGTAATATTGTGCTTCCGCTGTAAATTGATATGTTCATCGTCAAATTGCAACGCTTCGATCTCTAGCGGCTCCGGATCTAAGTGGAGCACGCCGCGGATGCCAGATTCACGTTTGATCTCTGCATTCAGTATAGCATCTTTTTGGGATTTTTCCAATGGAATCCCATGTGTTTTCTCCCGCCAGTAATCCCTGCGCAGCACATCCTCATGCTCTTTAACGAATTCCCTGACGTTTTTTTGTGCATCCCGCGCCTTTTGCTGATACGCTTTCTTCTGGACTTCGTCGAGCGTGCCTTCAGCCATGCGCTTCCACTTGCGCACCTCGCGTTCCAGTTTACGCTGTTGCTGCTCCAAGGCGGCGTTTTTTCGGATTTGATCCCCATTCATTGGCGGCGGGATGGAATCTCCGTATCGCCAGGTCGTCAGAGTATGCCGGCAGTTTGGATGGAACAGCCCCTTGTTGACCGCGACGGAGAGCAGCATGTACCAGTGGCCATCATTACTTAATCCCCGGTCGCCGCTGCGTTCTCCGTCCCACATGCCCCACATCACGTCATCAATATATACCTTGCCCTGCCAGGGTAGGCATGTTTCCGAGCAAGCGCCGTATTGGCTGACCAGTACGGTATCCACGCCAAGTTCGACCCGGCGTTGCGCCTCTCCTAACAACATGGATCGGGTTGCTGCAGTACGCAGCGCCATCTGCGCATAATCCGCAATATTGACCCGCCGCCCGTCTTTATACTCCACGCAGCGGATTCCCTGCGCCAAAAAATCCTTGACCGCCATATCAATTGCCTGTGACAGGGTAATAGCCCCCGCTGACATAGACAATTCCACGCGAGAAATCGTTTGCCGGTAAGCATCCTCCATCGTGCGCAGGGCTGCACGTTCCACACGGGATTCCGTCGTCTGGATTTCATCAATAAGGGAGTTTAGGCGACGGTGATTCACTCCGAAGAAATGATCGTCCGGTATGGATTGTTTCGCGCGTTCCGGATCAATCTCAATCAGCTCCTGCTGCGTTTGCTCCCAACCCTCATCAAACTGTTCACGGAGCATCTGCTCTGTAGCTTCATCTATCACAGGCCGGTATTCTTTCATCAGAGCCTTATTCTGCTTGCGGTACTGTTCCAGTTTGCGAATTTTGAGCGCCTGCCAGGCAGGCCAGCGGAACTTTTCGTTTTTTTCCCATTCCCTGTGTCCCGCCAGATTACGAACGAGGGAGGCAATCAGCCGCAGTTCCATCTCCTCGAACAGCCGGGCGATTTGCTGCCACGTCATACCGCATCAGCCTCATCGGACAGCGCATCCTGCAATCCGCCGCCGATAGAGGGTTCTGGCAGTTCCTCAATCCCGCGTAGCGCTTTGATACGGGCGACCTCGGCGGCTTTCCATTCTTCGTCTTTGCTGTTGCCCCACATCTGATCAACCTGCGTTTCGATACTCATGGTGGCGGCCGCAGCGGCTTGATTAACCGTCTCAACGCGGGCGTCAAACGACGGCGCGCCGTACTCTCCAAACCCGACAGACGGATTATAAACGCCAGGGGCCTCCCCTCGCATGAGATCGTAAGCCATCAGGATTATGCGGATAAGCTGCGGCAGCACCTTTTCCAGCACGCCCGTAATCGTGTTGCGGGTGTATCCAGTGACGTCCTTTTTCTCCCGCTGCGCCTCTGCGCTGCTCATTTTGCCCACATCGATGCCCAGGGTGGCCGGTGACACAATTCCCTGTAGGCACATATCAAGAGCGGCAAGATAAGAGGACAGAAACGCTTCGTACCGGATTTCCGGCTGGACCATTTCGATTTTGTTCATGTCGTTTTCGCCGGATGCGGATTCTGTGACAATATATTCGCTTCCGAAATCATTCATCCGCATTAACTTGCCAGTTTTAGGGTCAGTTGGAACGAGGTCTCTTGGAATGTATTTCTTGACACGGCCCGCACGGATCGCATCCCACCATTGGCTGATAACCTCGTCAAGCGCGTCGAAATCGTCGAGTTTACCCTCATAGATTGCTTTTCCCCGTCCGGGGAACTTGGGACTATCGTAAAACTTCAAAGGCACGGCCATCATAAAATCGCCATTAAACTCGACTGGTTTCAACCCGGCAAGCTCCGGCACACAGTCGAGCGATACTTCGTTGTTCCCATCAAAGAGCGCATAGCTGACACTGCCTTTGCGATAGGCTTCACAGAGCCGGTATTCCCGGTGTTTTTCCCGGTAAGTCGTCCAAAATCGTATTCCTGTGATCCGGCCGTTTTTGTGAATATATTCCACACGGTCGGCTTCGTAAAACTCCACGTGGGGGTAAGGGGAGGCTTCCGGATCCTTCGGATCGTCGATCATGATTTTCCAGGCCCCGTCTCCCGATTTCAGCGCACCAACAACGCCTTTGCCTACAGATTCCATGAAATCCAACTCCCGCGTGATATCCTCCCAGGCTTGCTGCCCGGCACCGCCCTTGAACTCGATATCATCCATATCAGACTTGACGAGATAGGCGAGCGTATCGACGAGGATCGCGGGAAGCCCGCTGTGGATCTTTCGCAGTTTCGTGTCGTTGCCGGGCACCGCCGCCCAGAAACGCGCCGCGTTCGTACTGTCTTGCGCGCCGAGCTGCTTATATAACTGCTCCAGCTCTGCGGCCTCTCCGCGATACCAGATTTGATTGCGAATCACCGAAGCCTGATGGCTCAGCGGTTCCTGAAGAACAATGCTATTTTGCGCCGCGGGCTGAATTTGCAGCCAATTACGAAGCATACTTTTCACCTTCTCTCCGATTTTGCTCAATTTTTTGTCCCTCCTTGTCCGATCCTGTTTTTGTATGGCAGCCACGCATATTGATCGGCATTAATTGTGTGATCGTGGCCGTCCTCCGGCTCGTTATCCTTGTCTTCCTTCCAGCTATATGAATTCAGCTCATCGATCTCTGGCTTACAGTAGTCTTCAACCAGCATAAAGTGCCCGCTCGCCATCCATCCGGATTGCAGATTGATACGGTCAATGACCTTCGTCTTTTTCCACGCAGGGGTAAATTCATAGATGCTTCCGTGTAGCCGCTTGTACTTTTGGCATTCAATGATCGTCGCCTCGTCCGCGGAATCGATAAAGACGTTGCGGGCAAACAGGCCATAAATCGTACGGTACTTTTCTAGGAATGCGATCAGCAGCGGCGGAATATCGCTGGGGGCCAGTGGCGTTATGCGATCCCGATTATTGTGGATTTCCGCGGCCAGTGTGATCTTCATGCGATCTGTTGTAATGCCGGAAAACGTAAAGGCAAATGCGTCGGCCGATTGCTGTGAATACGATGTATCCACCCCGGCGGAAATCTGGACAAATTTGATCTTGCCCTCCTGCATCTGCTCCAGAAGCCATTTTGCTGTGATCAGATTATGCGGCTGCAAGTTGAAAACAAGCCCTGTCGCCCGGCCTCGCAGACCTTCGATTTTGTTCTTGTAGAGCTTTGTTCCTTTGGGGACGCTGTTTATAATCTGCTGCACCTTATCTGGCGGCAGGCCTAAATTGTGAGCAAAAGAAAAGAACCAATGCACCCAACCGGGCTTTGGTTCTTCTTTGAGCATTTCTAAAATTTCTTTTGGGGTTTCTTTCTCCCACTCCGGAAGCGGTCTGGAATGGTTGATGTATTCCTCGTATACCGGCAGGCCAGGGTCATCCGGGTTCAGCGTGGCGAGCAGGTAATCACAGCGCATCGACGCTTCGCGTACAAACTCCATGTCCGCAATATTGATCTCGTCAATATACAGGCATCCGTACTGGCCGCCCAGTGCCTTTTTCCAGCGAGCTTTGTTGTCATAACCGAGAACATATATCACCTTATCGCCAGATGATGGGTGGAATAGCAGATGGGGAAGAGAATTCTTGCCCTTGCCCCCGGCGTTGTATTCGACCAAGCTCCCAAAGTCATCAAGGATGCCAAGGTCTTTGTTGATAATGTTTTTTTCAATCGTCCCTAGGTCAAGACCGGCCAAGATGTGGATCTTCTTCGGGCTCTCGGCCACGCGCAGCATAAACTTGAACAGGCCGACAGTCGTCTTTCCTGCTGCCGTTGTGCCTTCAAGAAATTCAACTGGCGCATTGCAACGCAGAAATGACTGGTACTTCTCCGACAAAATCAGCCGGTCATCCACCGCCATTCCCCCGAAGCTGGCTCAAAATGTCGTCAAGCTTCTTCTGGCCAGTGTCGAGTTGGCCTTTCACCTCAACCCGATCAGTAAACATCCCGATGTGCTTGCCCAGCAGTTCCAACGCCTTCAACTTGTCGGCCAGCCGGATTTCTCGCTCTACGATTTCTCCGTCATCCGTCGGAATGTTTTTGACCTTAACGCTGGAAATGGCCGCAGTATCGTCGGCACATGCTCCATCGATGACCGTCGCTTTGTTCATATCAATCACATCAGAGGCGTTTACAAAAGCAACTCTGGCCAACTCGCGGACGACGCGGTCAGCATTTACACCGGTGCGCTTTGACCGTTCCGCCATCGCTTTGTCTATGCGCGCGCGTATTTCAGGTTTTTTCAGGTTTTCACTTCCCACCGATCCCGCACTCTCGGGTTTGTATCCTGCACGAATTGCAGCCTGCGTCGCATTTAAATCA